AGAAATAAAGTAACAAACAGCGAATGAAAGCATAACACTTCTCTTTGTAATCAAAGAAGGAAGATCACTTCAAACCGTGGTTGCGTTTTATACGGCCGCCCAAGCCAAGTGCAGTTTATAGTCATACAGGACTATAACAAATCTATCTACGAACGTGGCTCTGACAACGCATGTCATAAACACGTTTTCGCCAGTAATCCAAACTAGCACCTTGGTAAACTATTCCTGTCTCCTTCAAAGCAAGAGATACTTGATTCCATAGAGCTTGAGCCTCAGAGATCTCATAATGAGCCATCTCTCGGGCAAAAACTTCCAAATTTTGTTGCAGTGTGTCCATTACAGTCTGTTCATCTGACAAACGGATCCAAAACAACATTCCAAATAATGATGTCAGCTCAAGAGGAGCCCGCCAACATCCGTCATCTAATCTTAAAAAAGATCGTGCTAAAAAAATCTGTTTATCAACAGACAAAAATGGACTAACCATTTTCATTTTACTAGGATCAGTAAATTCCACACCAAACAATATAGGCATATCTTCCTCAAGAGTTAGGTTATCAAACCAATCTACAATTTCACTCACAGACCCTTCATTGTCATCACCATAACACATGAAGGCAACAACCTCTTCAAAGGTTACTTCATCACCAACCGGTCTTCTATAATAAAAACAACACTTTACATAGATAGCACAACATATCGAATTAATCCAACTTGTCAACCAATTTCCTGAAGAGTTTCCTTTTGTATGGTAATAAGCCCAATTTCCAGCTATGTGAATAGTTGTAAACACCGCATACAAGATTCCACGGATCACATTAAACAATTCATCACCATATTTCATGTGGAACCTGCGACACAAATAAATCAAAATAATGTTTGCCATAAATCTTTGGGTCGAGATATCCATGGTTGACAAATCTCCTCCTATAACTCTGTGCCGTCCATACTTGAAAATAGTATTAGCTATAAAATCCCAGCTAATATCATGAGGATTAACTCCTATTGCAATACAAGATTGTGAACGTCTTTGTTTTTGTGTTGATATATAATGACCAAAAAATTTTTTGGCAATAGCAGAATCCTT